GTCGAGTTGTAGGACAGCCCGGCGTGTGCCTTCGTGACGTACCGCTCCAGTGTGACCGCACCGCTCGATACTGTCTTGTCAGGATGAACGGAGCCGTCGCCCAGGATGCTGACAGTCTGGCCTTCGAGGTGGCTGAGACCTGATAGCGACAACGTCGCCTGTGTGACTGTGGCGCCCGAACTGTGCGCTGCAGCGGGACCGACCACGCCACGCACGCAGCCGGTCAGGTCGTTCGTGCTTTTGCCGCTGTATGTGATGACCTCGGTGCCGATCTTGATGGCGCCCGAACTGGGGAACGAATCGTCGCCAGCCAGCGTGCTGGTCACGCCTGTAAAGGTCAGCGAGCTGTCAACAAAGATTGCGTTGTTGACGTCAGTGCCAAAATCAAAGTCTCTGATGAACTCTACATATCGTTTGGTCGCGCCATTGATTGTGCGCTTGACCGCGACCCACACCTGATCTTCATCAAGGTCGCCCGGTATGGAAGCAATGCTTTCCACGACCGCGTCACCTGTACCAAACACGCCGCCGATGATCTGACGCGACCAGCCGATCACCTGCTCCTCGCGCTTGTAGGTCATGCAGGCAAGTTGCCCGTCGCCGCGACGGGTCCACAAGATAGAGTCCGGCTCTTGCTGGTAGGCCAGCTCCTCCAGACCGTTCTCCGTGATATGCTCAGAGATGAGCGCGACGTCTGGTGCAATATAGCCGTCAACGTCAAAATTAAACTGCAGCTCCAGCACCTTGCGTTTGGCGCGCTGCACAAACAGCACCGCGTTGCCTGCCTGCATGGGCGTCATGTCCGCAGCCCCGTGCGATGTTTGTTGCTTAATCTGTATGTTGGTCGGGGTGATCGCTTCGTCAGCGCCTGACGCCCTCACTACAAACTCGCCGCCCGATGTTCCCACAATCAGGTTTCGCGTTGATGCTAAAAACCTGATCACGTTTACGGTGTTAGAACCGATTGTGTAGACCATGCCGTCATCGGCTGCGGTCCCGCTCTCAAAGTTTTCAAAGTCGCCGCCTTGGCTAAAAAAGAGCGTCTGCGGCTGCTCAGACGTGCCAGCAAATACAAGGCGCTGCTCGTAAAACGCAACCGCGCGCGGAAAACCGGTCGTCTTACTAAAGGCACCCAGTGACCATTCGTCAGTTGCAACCAACTTGCCCTGTATTGTGTGGCCGCTGTCTGCTGCCTCTGTGGCAAGATCAGCGCCGGGTGCCAAGGTGATGACGCTGTCAGTCACATCGACCACCAAAAAGCCGGTGGAGTTATTGTTTGAGGTTGTACCGCTGATGATGATTGTCTGGCCTATCTTGAATCCTTCATCAATAAACGCGGCCTCTGTGTCTTCGATGCGGTCGTTGTGCTCCAGTCCGGTGGCGTCCGGGTCGCCTTCGTGAAACGAGATTGTCGAGGCGGTGTAGCTAGGCAGGATCTCTGCGCGGCCGTCTTCCAGTTCCTGTGCCGTGCCGTCTACAACCGTTGCCGACGTAAACGCTGTGATCTTGATAAAACCGGCCTCAATCTTAACCAAGCGCCCAACATCGTCAGCAGTAAACAGACTCGCGCTTGCTGTCAGTCTGATCGTGCCGTCGCGGCTGTCAGGTGTGAGCGTAGTGGTGGTGATGTTTTGATCAAGAAACGGGCCGCGCTGTGTCGTCACCTCGGTGAAGGTCCACGCCGTGTGACTTGTGCGCGTTATCTTATAGATAGGATGATTAGGGCTGACGACGTACATGACATCTGCCGCTTGTGCAAACTTCAGCCCTGCCAGATCCGATGCAGTATAAACAGTTGTCACTTCGACCGCTGACCCACCGGATTCAACCTGACCGCCGTCTCGATAGATACGGAAGTAAGTTGGCCCAAACTCCAAGACGTATGCCTGCTCGACGTTGAACTCGAACGGTATGAGCCGCACAGCATTGGAGCTGTTTTTGACCTCAGACACAAACCGCGTTCCGGGCCGACGTGATAAACCACCATGCGGCTGGACCAGAAAGTTCTCAACTGTCTCGGCGCCGTTGTCGTACTTTGAGATGTCGGTGCGCCCGAACAGCTTCGGCGTGATTTCACCCGCCGTGAAGTTTGCAAAGGCTTTGCTTACTTTTGGCACTAGAACCTCGAAGCAATCAGCACGTCAGACTCGGCATAACTTGCGCGATCAATGTTGACCGTGTTTGCAGGCGTGCCTTCGGTTGCGTCTACAAACCGCGCCTCGGATAGTTTGTTTTCATACGTTGCCATCAGCATCTGCGACAGGCTGGCGCTGTTGACGAGGGCATACGATATGTCGGCAGCAAGCCGTGACGCGATGGACTCTATCAAGAGCTGGTCATACTCGTTAGGGTCTGTGATACGCGCGACATAAATCATCTTGAATGGTGTCGTGCTGCTGATGATTTTGCGGCCTTCTACTCGAAACACTGTATCTGGGTCTTCTGGCCGCAACACGCGCAGGCAGTATGGATCTGTCGGCAATGTGTGCTGATGGTCAAACTCAAACGCTGGTGTGTCGCTGTCGGCACTGAGGCTGGTGCGCACAATGAGGCAGTTCCACGGATGTGCGCGCATGACGGCATCGCGGACAAACTCAAACCGCTGATTGCAGACGCGCGCCGCGCGGCTGTCTTCTGTCAGCGAGATGATGTTGCTCGCGCCAATCATATTTAAGGCCGAGTTACAGATATCGACGTTTGATGCCATCTTAAATCCTTTGAAAAGAAAGGGGGGCCGAAGCCCCCCTCTCAATCAGTCAACAATGTAGGTGATCTTGAACGACAGATCGCCAGCAGTGTCGCCAGCAGCGTCGAACTTAAGTCCTACGAAGTAATGAGTATTCGGATCTGTGCTGTCGCCAGCGTCCTCGAATACCTTTTGACCCATCACATTGATATTTCTGGCCTCAAACGCGACCTCGGTGCCTGCGCCGCCAACGGCTGCACGCAAGTCAGTGATTGCACTTGCGTAGCAATCATCGTCCTTGGCAGTGACGTCGCCGTCAGACGTGTACAAACCAACGTCACAGGTGTTGGTCGTACCGCTGTCGAGATCATCGTTATAAAGCACGATGCTTACCACCGCCGCATTCGTCGGGATGGGGGCAAGCATTACCGTGTCACCAGCCGAAAGATCACCAGCAGCAAGCGCAATCGTACCGCAAGCGATACGCATCGAGCCGTGGAGCTGATGGACTGGGCTGAAGACTTGAGGGTCTGCAACATGATTTGCAGCGAGAGTTTGATTAACGTTAGCCATTGTTCAATCCCTCCCTTACTCGTTGCACGCGATTTCAACGACTTTGTCTTCTTCCATGCGGGTGGCACCAAACGTGGCGCAGTAGTACACCTGCGTTGAATAAGACTTGTCGCTGCGTTCGTCGATGCGAGCCATAATGTCCTTGCCGATTGCAAGTTTTATTCCGTCTTGCGCAAATGCGTAGCAAAGGCGCGAAGGCGTGCCGTCAACTTTCAAACGGTTCGATACTATAAACTCGAATCCAACAAACGTATTTATGTCACCTTGAACAAGCGCCTTCCTTACCATCTACGGCTTTCGCCGCACACCTATAAAATATTGTTATCTAACAATAAAATAGGCTTTGTGGTCTGGACTTTCTCTTCACCCGCTTGGGGTGTCAGCCGTAAAGTCTCTACACCTTCCCCGAAGGGCTTGGCTCGCGATTACCATCAGCATTACCTGTTAAGGCTTCCCCGAATTTGACTGAGTTTCAGCAAGCTGTTGCCAGCAAGCTAGGCGAATCCCACCGTGTTAAAATCGCTTGAAGTAACAGTAGTCGAATTAAGCAAATCTTCGATTTGCTCAGGCGATACTACAATAAATCGCTTGATCGATGGATCTACTGAATTGGCGTCAAGCAGCTTCTTAGCATTTACCAATTTAGCAATAGTCAAGCCACCGCTACCATGTGCGATTTTCTGGGTCGAAGGGAACGAGGTTGAAGTCGATCCTTCCTTGCCAGTCTTTGCAGTGCCACCAAGGGCGTCGATGACGGCATCGTCCATTGCCCGACCAATCGCCGCCGCTGCCGCACGGGCATACGAAGACGTTGGGTCGATCAACATGCGGACTTTGTCAGCATCGTCAATAAGATCTGCCCACTCATAACTAGTGAGGCTGACCATACGCCGAGAGTGCTTACAGTTATGACGGGCGCTAA